TTGAGATAAAGTTTTCTTGACAGATTCTTTAACAGAACCGCCAGAAATTAAATTATCTGCCAGAAGATCACGAAGTCTTTTTCCTCTTATTTCTTTTGCTTCTTGATAATTCATTTATTTGCCTTTTGCTTTTTAAGATATGCTGCATCATCTGATGTATTGCCGGCAGTTACAGGTTCACCTGATGTTGATTTTACAGGAGTTCCGGCACCAGACATTACAGGAATAGGTGCAGGCGTTGTTTCTTGTGCCGGAGTATTCTTTAAATTTTTATTTTCTTCCGATAAGTTTTTTAAGTAATCTGCTGCAAACTTTGCTCTCTTTTGTGTTTCTTCAGAACCTCCGGCATAACCAACAACTCCTTGCATCGATTCAATTTTTTCTAAATCAAACAAAGGTTCATTGGTTTTTTTATTCTTTCGCGATTGCGCTTTTTTAAAATAAGCAATTACTAATTTTTGAGATATTTCTGGATCATTAACTAACTCAGGTTTACCTAACAAATCCTCGTTGATTAATTTTCCGTATTCAGCATAATTTGCTTTTCCTGTGAGTCCTATTAATCCTCTACCTCTATATTTCCATCCATCTCCTGGTTTATCGTTGCCCATCCTGCCACCATATACGATTTCAGCTACCGCTTCAGGACCTTGTTTAACTAAATTTTGTGCATCATCAATCGTATTAAAACGAACTTTATTATATTTTCCTTTTTCGTTTTTAGGTTGACCTCCTCGAGCAGTTCCTACAGGATCATCAACTGGTCCATAAAACTTAAATAGAGTTTTTGCAGAATATTTGTCTAATTCTTCATCTCTTGGTTTAAATCCAGATTCGCCCATAACTTGTGCAAGGATATTGGATGTTGCTACTGTTGAAAAACCTGCCGCAGTTAACTTTACAGCAAGTGCATTTGGATTTACGGTTGCTCCTTTTGGAATTGGAATTTTTGTTGTCAAAGGAAGAGCAGAAGGTGCCGGAACTGTCGAAGGTTTAACCGGTTCAACTTTTGATGGTGGTTTTGGTATAGTAGGTGCCGTCGGAACAGGTTCAGAAACAGGTGGTTTCGGCGTAACAGGTGCTGGCGGCCTTGGCTGTACGACTGGTGGCGGACCTGAAGGCGCGGGAGGTGGCGGACCACCAGGCGGTGAAGGTGGTGCAGGTCTCACTACTGCTGGCGGACCTGCCGGTGCCGGTGCAGGAGGTGGTGGTCTTACTGGTGCTGGTACTGGCGGCGGTGCAGGTGCCGGTACAGGTGCTGGTGGTGCCGGTGCCGGTGGTGGTGCAGGAGGTGGTTCACCAGGATGTTTAGGTGGTGGTCCTGGTGCCTTGGGTGGCGGTGGCGGCGTTACAGGTGCCGGTGGCGGCTCACCAGGATGTTTAGGTGGCGGTCCTGGCGTTTTAGGTGGCGTCGGTGCAGACGGTGCTGGTCTAGGTCCAGGCGGAGGTATAGAAGGTGAAGGTGTCGGTGGTACAGGCGGTGCACCTTCTGGTTTCTTTTCCGTTCCGAATATTTTTCTTGGTGGTTGAAATCTTACAGATAATGCCTTTACAATCTCGTCATTTCTTCTTGTTCTAAGGCGATCATCTTGTTCAATATCTCTGATTCTAGAATCACGATCTCGTATATCTTGAACACGAATATCAATCATCACATTGTATATTTTACCAAGAATATTTGTGGCAGAATCTAAGACAGCACTAACCTGTTTAGCGGTTAAGGTTTTCGCTATATTTTTACTAGTCGAGGCTATATTCTCAGCTTTGCCTTTCGTTTTATTCGAAACAGTTTTTTCTTGTTTCATTTCTTCCTAAGTTGTTCTTTGATTTTTTGGTTTTCTTCTTCAACATATTGAACTAATAGAGAAATATAAACTTCTCTTTCCCAAGGCATCATGTTTTCCAACTCAGATAAACTATACTTATGATGTTGCATCATTGCAAAATTTGTTTTGTAGTAGTTTTTCAAATTATCATAACGAAATATTAGACGAAAAAACTTTCTAGTCCCTCCACTTCAATGTGATGATCGAAACCACATTTATTACATTTTATATTAACATCTTTTTTTAGTTTAGGTAGGTCATTAAAAAACTCTTCTAATTTTTCAAATTGTGTTTGACTAAGCGACTCTACAAATTCTAGCATTTCGCCTGGTTGTGCCTCATTTGCATAGTAGAATTGTTCACCATCAAAAATATATTCTATACTTTCGGCAATCATATTAAAAGTTATTTGTGTCATACTTTCTATATTAACAGAATCTTTTACAATATAAAATTCTGGATATTTCATTTTTATTATTAACTTATTTGTTAATTGTATATCTTCATTGTCTTTAACACCTTCAACATTTATATCTGAAAGGTTTATTTGAACGTCCATAACATTACCGCAAGGTTTATCATTGACCTCGTTATTGCAACGGTATTTTGTATCGACTATTTCTGAAACAGATTTCGCACGGAGATTGATAAAGTAATATTCAATATCAATTATTGGCAATTTGTCAATATCAATATTTTCTGTTAACGTGCAATTATTTAATATATGCCTGATACTATTGTGTATTGTATCTGTGTCGCTTGATTCCATTGCCATAAGAAGATTTCTCTGTTCTTTGACAAGAAATGGTCTATATTTAATTTTCTTTTTTGATAATGGCAATGTTAATTCATAAATTGGCACATCAATTTTTGGTAAAGGCATTATAAAACTCCTTATTTAATAACTATGCATTGACAGTAGCGTCAACAGTAGGATCAATTGTAGAAAGGTCAGAATTCCTTTGTTGTGGTGCAGAAGGTGCAAACAAATCACTAATCGTTTGACGTAAATCTTGTGCGGAAGAAGCAAAAGTTACCGAGTCTGGGTACTGAACTCTAGAAACTCTTTCCCAATAATCATATGCAAAAGTAACAACTAATTTGTGATATCCATCTGTAGACCAATCTAAATCCAATTGGTTCATAGAAATAGGATATGCATTTATTAACTCTACGCAATATGTTATTTTGTTCGAAACATCTAACTGATTAATTAAAATTGATGTTGCATATTCACTCTTATAGTAAAAGTTATTTGTATATGTCGAGTTTATAGTATTGATCCAATCGTCAAACAAATATCTTTCACCCATATTGCCTGCAACAATAAAAGTTAAATCCATATCCGAATATGTTGTCAAGTATGGATACTTTTGAACAGGACCATAATTCTTTTGTTCCATTGTTGCAAATGTTCTTCCAGGTAAATTTGCATTTTCACATCGTAAACTTAATTGTTGTCTTGCGCTGTATGAACCAGAACCAGGACCAGAAATAAGACGCGGTATGTTTATATTAACAATAAACCTAGATGGTCTTGCCAGATCAGTAGTGAATGAGGATAAAAATTCGCTTAATGCAGGCATTTATGAATTCCTTATTTTTGTCAATGATTCTCGCCAAACATTTTTGGCAGTATCTTTTTTAAATTGTTGAATTGGTAAAAACATTGCAACATCCCACTCATTCGGTTGTACTAATAATATCTTTGACCTGATATGCGTAAATAAATATCTCTTTAAACACGGGCGAAACTCTCTAAACCTTCTTGTCGAATTTAATATATCATAAGTTACTCGCATACGAATAATTTCATCTTCTTCATTCAGTATTGCAAACCTCATCAATTTGGTCATAAAAAGAACTCTTTGTTTTATAGGCAAATAATGCAGATTTAAACCAAGGAATCCATCAGAATATTTTTCTAATACTAAAACCAATGGGAATTTGTCCCAATACGGCAAATCATCTTTTGTCTTTGCATCATAATAAAAGAAATACATTCTTCCTAATTTAAACTGTGGTACTTGTCTGGACTTTTCTCTACTAATAACAATTGGTATAGACGTAGGGTTTTTTATTTCTGCGATCTTAGCCATCAACCATTTAAATGACAATGCAGTCATTGTTTTTAGTTGATCACCAGTTTTTTCTAATGCTAATTGTGTTAGTTTTGATTCCATGTGGGTATTTAGTTAGACATTTAAATCTTGTTCGGTAAGTATTTTAAACTCCCAACCTCTGTCTAAACAATAATCTATTGCGGCTTTCCATTTGGATTGATTGACACCCCATGTGGTAACTTCATTTATATACTGTTTCGTTATGCGTTTCTTAATTTCAGGTGGTTGCGTTTGTCTTTTTGGCTTGACCTCAACTAAATATGTTC